ATGGTGTATCAGTAGTTAACGCAAACATTGACTTTGATGGTTCTTTGATTATTTCTTTGTCTGATGGCAGAGAGATCAATGTTGGTGAGGTTGTTCCTTTTGATGTTGCTGAACGCATCAAAGTTATTACCAATGGTGGCGGTACTTCTCAGTCTGTACTTGATACTCTGACAAGCCTTCAGTCTCAAATTACGGCTTTGTCTGGATTTGTAAACTACAAAGGCACTTGGAACGCATCAACCAACACGCCTACTCTTGTTTCTAGCGTAGGAACAAAGGGAGACTACTATGTTGTCTCTGTAACAGGTTCAACCAATCTCAATGGAATTACGACTTGGACTCAAGGCGATTGGGCCATCTTTAATGGCACTGCTTGGGAAAAAGTAGATAACACTGACCTTGTAACTTCAGTTGCAGGGCGTACTGGTGCTATTACTCTGACCACTGCTGATATTGGCGGTTTGGGAACAATTGCTACCCAAGCGGCAAACAATGTCTCTATCACTGGTGGCTCAATCACGGGCATCACAGATTTGGCAGTTGCTGATGGTGGTACAGCCGCATCTAATGCTTCAGATGCCAGAACTAATCTAGGGTTGGTCATAGGAACAGATGTTCTGTCTCCAAGTGGCTCGGCTGCAAACCTGACCTCTTTCCCGACTTTTAATCAGAACACCACTGGCACAGCATCTAATGTGACGGGTACTGTTGCGGTTTTAAATGGTGGTACAGGTGCAACTACTACATCTGGGGCCAGGACAAACCTTGGATTGGTAATTGGTACGGATGTATTGGCTCCTAATGGATCAGCGGCATCTTTGACCTCATTTCCAACATTCAACCAGAATACAACTGGAACTGCGGCATCAACACCTAAACTCTTGACTACAAACTTCACGATTGAAGAAAGTGGTGGAAAGTTGATATTCAAGTATGGGGCAACGACAATTGCATCAATGTCTTCAACTGGATTGATTACCTCTTCTGCAAACATTGTCTCCAATGGAACACCTTAAAGGAAAATTATGGCAACCTCAACACTAGGTTCTGGAACACTTGTTCTTGCTGGAACCACATCAGGCACTACTACAGTCACGGCAACTGCGGTGGCTGGTACTACCACTTTAACGCTTCCTGCGGCTACTGACACTTTGGTTGGTCGAGCAACCACTGATACCCTGACCAATAAGACGCTGACGGGTGCGGTAATGAATGGTACTTTGGGGGCAACTACTCCAAGTACAGTGGCGGCAACTACAATATCAGCATCATCAACTGCCACCTTTGCTGCTGGCGCAGCAGGTACGCCAAGTATCACCACGACAGGCGACACCAACACAGGCATATTCTTCCCTGCGGCTGACACCATTGCCTTTGCTGAAGGCGGTGCGGAGTCCGCAAGGTTTGATAGCTCTGGTAATTTTGGCTTGGGTGTTACGCCTAGTGGATGGCCTGCCGGTAGACCCGCAATAGAAATTGGTGGCACAACAACTGGAAATCTTGCATTTAATGGCAACAATACCAATGGTTACCAAATATGGAACAACAGTTATTACAACGGCTCTGTAAGTATTTATAAATATAACGGCTATGCCACTAATTTTGGCGCAGGTGGAAATGGGAGTTTCTTCTGGAGCTTAGCCCCCTCTGGTACTGCGGGTGGCACAGTTACCTTCACCCAAGCAATGACCCTTGATGCAAGCGGTAACTTGGGTATTGGTACTACAAGCCCCGCTGCTAAATTAAATATTTCAGGTGGTGATGCTTACTTTTTTAACACAGCCACTTATGGTGGTATTCGTATTGGTTACGATGGATCAAATTATTGGTCTATTCAACGAGAAAACGCAAGTACAGGTCGTTTAGGCTTTTTTAGCGGCGCTTCTGAAAAGGTTTCTATTGACCCCAGCGGTAACTTGGGTATTGGGACTACAAGTCCCAGTAATCGGCTTTCTTTAAAAACTACTAGCGGTGGATGTTGGTTACAAACAGAAGATGCAACTAACACTTCAGGCGGCAATGTTAATTTATTTGGTTCACTTGGGACAGGCCCAGCCGCAATTTACACTACAGGTGCTCAACCAATAGCTTTTTACACCAATTCCACAGAACGCGCCCGTATCGACTCCAGCGGTAACTTGCTGGTGGCGAAGACAGCACTATCAACAACAACTGTTGGCGTTGAATTAAGGCCCGGTGGTAGAGTTGTATCTACTCTAGCATCATCAACAAGTGGAGATAGTACTTATGAGGTTTATTCAACAGGCGCAGGGGCATATCGTTTTTATGTTGATATGGCTGGAACAATTCGCGCTACATCAATAACAATTACTGCAATTTCTGACGAGCGCCTTAAAGAAAATGTCCGTGACATTGACACGGGCCTTAACTCAATCATGGCTTTAAAGCCACGCCGATTTGATTGGAAAGAAGGCAAAGGTCAAGACAAGAAAAATGTTGCTGGTTTTATTGCTCAAGAGTTTGAAACCATATTCCCTGAGTGTGTTAGCACATCAAAAGCTGGTGCAGATGGTATTGAATACAAGAACATCAACCATGAAACATTGATTCCCACATTGGTCAAAGCCATCCAAGAGCAACAAGCCCTCATCACAACCCTCACCGCCCGCATCACTGCACTGGAGTCAGCATGATTACTTGGAACATTTCCCAACTTGACCGACAAACCTCAGATGGTTTTGTCACCACAGCACATTGGCAAGCAAATGCAACAGACGGGGATTACTCCGCATCTGCTTACAGCACTTGTTCATGGAGTGATGGTACTGCAACCATTCCCTACGCTGACTTGACCAAAGAAACAGTCTTAGGATGGATATGGGCCAATGGTGTGGATAAAGACGCTACTGAGGCGGCTTTGAATGCTCAGATTGAATTGCAGAAAAACCCTGTTAAAGCTACTGGAGTGCCTTGGTGAATCAAGAACTCCAGAAATATTATGAAAGTCGCTTCTCTATGATGGGAAGTGATGGGTGGAAAGACTTGGTGGAGGATATTGACACCATGATTGCATCCTTGAATAATATATCTGTGATTTCTGATGAACAAAGCCTACAATTCAAAAAAGGTGAACTTTCTATACTTACTTGGCTGAAAACCTTGAAAGAGGTCAGCGAGAGAGCATACGAGGAACTCAATGAAAAGAATGTTTGATTTTGCCTGTGCAAACGGGCATAAAACCGAAAGACTGACTGATTATGAGTCGATCAGTTTTAGGTGTGAATGTGGTGAAACAGCCAACCGCATTCTTTCTGCTCCAAACTTCAAACTAGAAGGGTGGTCTGGTTCTTTCCCATCAGAGCATGGAAGGTTCGAGAAAAAACACCTGGATCAGTTGAAGTGGGAGCAAAAGCACAACTCATAAACAGTAATGTCGAGTTGATTCTCCTATAACCGAAACGGCAGGAAAAAGGGATAATATGTTGATTGACCAAGAACCTGAGATGAAGAGTGAGTTAGAAGCTGAAGAATCCAAGCTATCTGACACCATTGCGCCAGCAAGCCCTGGACTCCCTGACAAATACAGGGATAAAAGTCTGGAAGACATTGTTCGGATGCACCAAGAAGCTGAGAAGCTAATTGGCAAGCAAGCGCAAGAAGTGGGAGAGGTAAGGAAACTCGCTGACGAACTCATAAAGCAGAACCTCAGTTCAAAGCAACAGACTATTAAAGAGGAAGAGCCTGAAGTAGATTTCTTTGAGAATCCACAGAAGGCAGTTCAGAAGACTATTGATAATCATCCTGATGTTCTCGCAGCCCGTCAAGCGGGTGTGGATTTCAAAAGGATGCAGATTCAGCAGAAGCTAACGCAAGAGCATCCTGACTACAGTCAGATTGCTCAAGATCAGGACTTTGTGAATTGGGTGAAATCCTCGCCTGTTCGCCTTGGTCTGTATGCAAAAGCAGATGGTGAGTTCGATTACGATAGTGCCAATGAGTTGCTCTCTACCTACAAGCAGTTGCGTGGTGTCAAGTCTAAGCAGACTGAACAAGCGGGTGAAACCGCCAGGAAGCAGAGCATGAAGGCCGCACAAGTGGATGTAGGTGGAACTGGTGAGAGTTCAAAGAGGGTTTATCGTAGGGCTGACCTGATTCGGCTGAAGATGACAGAACCTGACAGATACGATGCTTTGAGTGGTGAAATCATGCAAGCATACGCAGATGGACGGGTTAAGTAACTTAACTTTCGTTTCTTAGGAGAAACAACATGGCAACAGCATTTTCCCCCAGTAACTCAGTTACTGTAACCACAGCAGACAAATTCATCCCTGACATTTGGAGTGATGAGATTATTGCTGCTTACAAGAAAAACTTGGTTCTTGCTAACCTCGTTATGAAGATGAACTTCAAGGGCAAGAAGGGCGATACGATTCATATCCCCGCACCGACCCGTGGTTCAGCATCTGCCAAGGCCGCAGAAACAGCAGTCACTTTGATTGCCGCTACTGAGTCTGAAGTAACTGTGTCTATCAACAAGCATTACGAGTATTCTCGTTTGATTGAAGATATTGTTGAGGCCCAAGCCTTGAACAGCTTGCGTAACTTCTACACCTCTGACGCTGGTTACTCCCTGGCTAAACAAGTTGATACCGACTTGGTTCAGTTGGGTCGCTCTACCAATGGTGGTGCAGGTACTAATGCTTACGCAACTGGTGCGTTCATTGGTGGTGATGGTACGACTGCTTATGTTGCCGCAAGCAATAATGAGTCAGCACTGACCGATGCCGCCATTCGCCGCACTATTCAGCGTTTGGATGACACCGATACCCCTATGGATCAGCGTTTCTTCTTGATTCCTCCATCAAGTCGCAACACCCTGATGGGTTTGGCTCGTTACACTGAGCAAGCCTTTGTGGGCGGTACTAACAGTACCATTCGCACTGGTGAGATCGGTAACTTGTATGGCATCCCTGTGTTTGTCTCAAGCAATTGCGACACTGCATCAGGATCTAACAATGCGCGAGTTTGTCTCATGGGTCATCGCGATGCAGTGGTTTTGGTTGAGCAAGTTGCTGTTCGCTCACAAGTTCAGTACAAACAAGAGTATTTGGCTACTCTGTTTACCTCTGATACCTTGTATGGCGTTCAGATTCTGCGTTCAGCCGCAAGCGTAAGTGCAGCCAAATCTGCATCTATGTTTGCTTTGTTGGTTCCCGCCTAATTGCAGTTGCGCCCCCTGCCCTAGTGGTGGGGGGACTTTTTTAACCTAATTAGGAGAAATCAAAATGGCAACCGCTTCAGCAGTAGTTACCCGCCGTGGCAACGACAGTTTTCGGGGTTTGTTCTCTGATACTTGGTCTGTTGTTTGTACTTTGAATGCTGGCTCATTAGTTGATGGTGCTGGTGAAACAGATGATGTAACAGTTCCTGGTGTCGCCTTGGGTGACATGGTTCTTTGTGCATCTTTGGCTGTGGATTTGGTTGGTTTGACTGTCACTGGCTATGTCAGTGCTGCCAACACCGTCAAGTTTCGCATCCAAAACGAATCAGGTTCAACTGCGGACTTGGCATCAGCCACTATGGACATAATTATTGTTCGTATGGTATGAGGATAGGGGGGCTAGTCCCCCCTTTCTTATTTAAGGGTTTCAATGGCTACTTTTCGTTGTCTTCAGTCTGGTAACACAGTGAGTTTTACCTTGCAACATGACATTGACTCAATGAAGGGTCATCAGGGTTATGTTCGTATTGATGAACAAGAAGTGTCTGACATTCCTGATGAAGTGAGGACAGATACTCCCTTCATGCCGCCAGTTGTACGGCGCATGGGTCGCCCAAGGAAAGTTGCAAATGTCTGATGTAGACGCTAGAGATTTTGGAAGGCTGGAGGCTCAAGTTGAGGCTCTCCAGAATGAAGTTCACTCTTTGAGCAAAGATGTAAAGGCTTTGCTTGAACTTGCCAACAAAGGCAAAGGTGGATTTTGGATGGGTATGACTATCGCTTCATTCATGGGCGGTGTGATTACCTTTGTTGCTGATCGTGTCTGGAAATAAAGGAGAACGCTATGTATGGAATGAAAATGGGTGGTAAGGCCAAAGAGACTAAGAGCAAGGGCAAGGATAAAGCTGTGCCTGTAACTGTGATGATTGCAGTTGGAAAACCAAAAGGCTTGCCTATGCGTGGTGGTCGCACTGCTA